CCTCGTTCAATCCAAAAATTGAAGTTTGGAGTTCGGTTTGCACGGCGGCACTTGCTGCCCGTGCGTCCGCCGCTGCAATTTCAGCGTCTGCCACCGCTTGCAACCTTTCCTCCGTGGCGCCTTGCAACTCAATCTCCCGGCGCAGAAGCTCGGCGCGTTGTTCGGAGATACGCACGTTCTCGTCGGCGATTTGCTTGTCAATGGCTGCCGCCTTCTCCGCTGCCGCGATTCGTTCCTCAATGGACAAGCGGGCGTCGTCACGTTGGCGCTTGAGCTCCTCTACCTCGGCTCGGCTTTGTGCGGTCGTCACGGCCAAGTCCCTCTCGGCATCGCTTAACTTTTGCAACTGACGCTCAAGGGCGGTTGCTTGCTTGACTGCCGTTGCCGTTTGTGTGACGTATTCTTTAACGGCTTCAGCGGCCTGTTTGAAAGGTTCTGCGAGAGCCTCTTTATTTTCCTGCTGGGTTTTCCTGATTTTTTCTTGTTCGTCTTGAACTTCTTTCAGGCTTTCTCGAAGTTTGGTTGCGTCGCCTCCGAGAAATTCTTTTGCCGCAATCGCGCCCTCAATTAGGCCCTCTTTAATTGATAAGAGTTGCAATTTGAACCCGCCAAAAATAGTCGAGCCCAACAATTTGATGTAATTACCAACGCCTTCTAATCTTTGCTTAAATCCGTCGATCGCTTGTTGTGGATTGTTAAAAGCCTCAATCAGGTTTGAAGCAATCTTACTTCCCGCATCGACAATCCCGTTGAAGATGGCACCGAGCGCAGCCGTAGCCACCCCCAGCGCATCGGCGACCTTCTTATTTTCCGTGAAGGCCACTACGAGCTTGGCCAACAACGCCACAAGTAACCCAATGCCCGTGGCCTTAATTGCAGCACCCAAGCCCTTGAATGCCGTGGCGCCCGTGTTGCCCGCTTTCTTGAGTTTGCTTCCGGCATCGGCTCCCGCCGTGCCAATGCTCTCCGTCGCCTCGGCTGCATCGTTCGCAGCGTCGGCCACACCCTCCATGTTCTTTTGAAGGTCGCTGGTTGCCTTTAGTACCTCGCCTGTGTCCGCGTCAATTTCGAGGATGATTTGTTGTTTGCTTATAGCCATGACACCACGAGGTAAATGATTGCAACACAAGCCGCCACAAACCCGGTCAGGTAGAGGCCAGTCAAGAACAAGTCAAGAGGGACGAGCCACCACGGAAGGGGCTTCTTCACCTTCTCCATTTGTAGGAGCAGGATGGCCGAGGTGATGTGCTTGGGGTCTTTCATTAGATGTCAAGTTGTTGGGTGTTCACGTGGCAACGTTGGTCCAAGGTGACGCGGTTGGTTCTCCAATCGTAGCCGTACAAGACGCAGCACGCCTCGCTCCCGTAGTCCGTGGGCGAGTTGTTGAACGTCACGATGTCCGAGTTTGGGTAGAGGCCCGTCGGCGTATCGGCACACAACTCGATGTCGTCGAGCTTGCGGATAAGTTCCACTTGAGCGGTGCCCGGTGCGTTGGCGTCGTAGCTGATGGAGAGGATGCGGTAGTAGGTGTCCTTGATATAGATCTTGTCGTTGAAGTTCCACGACTGCAAGTCGGCGTCCGTGAGGTTCATGTTGCACGACAAAACGCGGGCCTCGGTGGAGTAGAGTTCCAAGACGTAAGTAGCCCAGAAACGGAAGTACAAGGTGTGAGCCGGTTGCGCCACAATTGGGTACATCGCCGGCTCCATGCCGTAGTTGAGGTCGTTGTCTCCGGGGTCGGGCTGTGCCACGGAGTAATTCGACAATGTAGGAAAGGCCGAGATGTCCGTATCGGTGCCGTCTTCCTCTTTGATGGTGAACGAACCAAAGTCCGTGGAGAACCCGGCCCAATACGCAATGCGCGGGGCTGGGTCTTTGACGGGTTGTCCGTCGCCTGTGATCAAGCGAAGGATAGGCGTAGAAGTGCCCGGCACCAAGCTCATGAGGTACGGGGCGAACTTGGTCTTCACCTCGTTGATTCCGGTGGCAAATTCGTTGCCCGTGTCCGTCACCTCATATTCGCCGTAGACGCGGGCCAAGGAGTCCTCCACCGTCTTTGTCACGAAGTCTTTGCCGCTTGAGTACGTCCAACGATATTGAGCCGCTTGGAGGTCCGTGGTGGGTTTGATGACGACGTCTTTGCCGTAGTCCACCTTCGAGGTCCAGTCTTTCGTGTCGCCGGAGGCCATATAGTCCTCGAATGTCTCGATGATGAAGTGACCGGGCTTGAGCTCGTCCGGGATGAAGACAAGGTTGTAGAGTTTCTGCAAAGAGGTCAGGTAGTCAAATTGCAGCATCTTCGGAGCGCTCGCCGCTACGTTCACCTCATATCCACCCAATGACGCTTCGGCCACGATTTCAAGTGAGGTGCGCTCGCCACCGCCGGCGAAGTAGTTGGTGCCTCCTACGCTCAACGAGGAGCTTGTAGAATCGTTCTCGACCTCAACGTAGATGACGTCATTTTGCAACAACACCACGGCGCCACCTTCGGTGAGTGTGGTGAGTTGTCTGTTAATTGCTGCCCCCTCATTGCCCCCCCCTTCGATGAGATTGTAGTTGGCTCCTCCACTTGCTGGGTCGACCACGATGCGGACCTTGAAGTTACGGTCATTAAATGCGCCAGTGGTGCGCACGGAGTAGGTCAAGTTGACGTTGTAGAGGCCGCTTTCAGGCACGGTGTATTTGTGCGTCGAGTTGTTCCAATTGCTTCCTTGGTCGTAGCAGTCGTTCCCGTTGTCCACAAGGTCCACAATCGCGGTAGAGTTGGCCGCGATGGTTTGGTTGCTTGCTAGGGTCGTCCGAGCGTTCTCGTTGAAGTCGTCGTTTGATTCGACCACGGTTTGACCATTGGCGAACATGACGTACTGCTTCTCGAAGTCCGTTCCTTCTAGGTAGGTGCTTTCGTAGGTCAAACCCGCCTCGCTGAAAATCTTGTCAAGGATGACCTTGGCATTCATGAACAAGGTCAATTGGGGCAAGAGGATTGGGTTGTCTTCGGTGCCGAAGGTCTGCGCCGTCCAGTTCTGCCCCGTGTCGACGATGCCGTAGCGGTAGTCGTCGGTTATCTCTGCCCAACCGAGCGCGACATTGGCGTAGGTCAAGTCGTGGTCGTAGGAACTCAAGTTGAGGTCCGAGAGGTACAAACCCTCGAGCTCGCTTTTGAAGTCCACCGCCCCACTAAAGAAAACCAACTCGACTTCCGGGTAGATTTCTTTGGTGAGGTAGACCGCCTTCACCTGAACAAACCCGTCCATGATGGGGTACGTGTCGGACAAAAGTTGAGCCGACAAGCGCACACGTAGGTCCAACCCTCCCACCTCCGTCACCTGATCGAGGTGGCCAAAGATGTCGACGTTGTTTTGCGTCAACGGAACCCGGAACGACTGCGAATAGCTAGCCAGCGGATTGTTGATTTTCTCGACGTCGGAAAACTGGAACTTGAGATTGACGGGTGCGTTCTCGTACAGCTCGACGTCCTTGTTGTTTATGACGAGTCTCAGCATCGGATATCTTGAGCGATTTCAACTTGAAGGGACACGTTGTAGAATTGCGACCCGGCGGGCTGGATGGTGAGTGAGTTGGTGAGGACCGTTGCCGGCTTCCACACCGTTTCGTCCATGCGTCTAATTTGCACCATGCGAGACTTCATAAGAGAGTCCAAGAGGGCGCGTTCGTTGGCGTCAAAGAAGTTTTCTTGGAGGGTGTATTGCTCCTTTCCTGTTTTGGCGAAGGTGTCGTATTGAGCTGCTGCCGCGTCAAACGAGAACGTGGCCGATCCATACGTGCCGATGGTCTTGCGGAAGGTCTTGCCCTCGACGCTGATTTGTTTGGGCGCTCGTGTATCGAAGCGCAGGTATTCCCACCCGCCCTTCGTGTTGATCCATGCGACCTGCGTGGCCGTGTTCCGGCACCCTCTCGTGTCGTCAAAGATGACGCGGTAGGCGTTGCCTACTTGTCCAGCGACGTCGGTACGATACAAATAGAAGTCGATGTAGTCCGTCTCTTCCAATGTGAAAGGAACGGAGGCGTAATTTGCCACCAAATTTGGACCACCGATTGGGACTTGTAGAAGCATCTCGGTGACGTCCGTTCCGGTGTAGGCCGTTCCTACTGGACCGGTGTAAGAAGACCCGGTATAAGGCACATAAGTTGCCCGCAAAATGTACGTCCCGGTCCGTGCTTCTCCGATGTCGTCGCCGTCAATGAAGCTCACCACAAACTCCTCGTCGCGGCGTGCGCGGTGTGTGATGACGTTGTTGACCACCGGCCGTTCAGTCAAGAACCCAACGGCGTTGCCCCAGAGGTAGTCATTGAAACTTGGGTGTAGGCCGTCCGCGATTTGCTGGGTGCCGTTGGTCACAATAATGGACTCGGTGTCGTCCACGGAGCCCTCCACCCCGGCGTCGTATCGCGCCACCTCAACGACGAACCGCTGCATGGTGAGGCCGTCCATCGCATCGGCAACAGTCGCCGTCTTATGCACGACCGTACTTCCCACCTTCAACGGGTATTCCAAGATGCTCTCGGCAATGGGTGAGAGGTCAAAGAAGGCCACCCCATTCGTGTTGGGCGTGAGGTAGAATTTGGCCACCTGAACGGGCGCCCCAGCGGTGTAGACGCTTGAACGTTTCACGATGACCACGAACCGATCCGGCGTGGTGCCCGTGTCGTCAATTGAGAAGATGAGCGGCTGCCCTGCGGGGCGGAGGTCAAAACCGGGAAAATCAAAGATTCTTGCGGCCATTTTATTTCAGTTTCACTGTGATGTTTCCCGTCTTGAATGAGAGGGAGGAGAGGAGGTCTTTGACAAGGGCGTCGCCCATCTTGTCGGTAAATTGTGGCACGATGCTCTCAAGGGCCACGGAGTAGTATTTGAGGCCGTGGATTCCGTTTCGCTTGATGCTTCGCGCGATCATAAACGCCGCGCTCTTGAGGCGGTCGCCCCCACGCGGTCCAATGCGTTTGATGAACTTGCCGTCTTTGTCTCTTGGCCGAACGCCCTTCACCTTCATCCAATCCATGATGGGTTCAAGTGGGGGTTGCTTGCTGCCAAAAGAGAAGGGGGCGTTCCGGTTTCGTCTGGTTCCGTTGACGCCCCAATGGATGAAGGCGGCGTAGGGGAGTGGCGAACCAAACTCCACCTTGCCGTCTCCAATTTTGTATTCGAGCGACTTCTGCAAGGAACGCGACGCGACACCATAGGACCGGTTTTTGCCAATCTTACGGGAGCCGAGGGTGCGCTTGGCTGCAAGGTTTACCTCTTCGGCAAAGTCCTTGAGTACCTTATCGAAGTCGTCCGTCTTCACTTCGCTTTGCCGAATACGATGGCGTTTACGATGCGGCGGAGGACGTCCACGATCTTGTCGTCTTCAGTCGATTCCGTGAGGCCAGTGATAGTGCCAGCGAGGGCGATAACTGCTAGGGCAATTTCCGCCCAGTGTTCTTGAATAAAGTCCATGTGTTATGGTGTTTTGATTTTGTCGTATGCCTTTTGGCAGTGGTCGGGGTCGATGTAGTCGAGCAGGTCTCGGAGCTTCTTACCCAAAGGAGAGAGCGTCCCACGTGCTGCATTGACGCCCAACACCGCCGAGATGGTTTGATGACCAAAGGGGTAGCCGTTGGCTTTGGTCAGTGTAAAGTCCAAGAAAGAGGACGCCATGATAGAAGCCATCGCGGAGAGGTCTCGGAAGATGTCGTGCACCCACGGCCACGGGCGCGGGTCTGTACCTACCCGGAGGAAGAACCCAAAGAAGGGACCGAGGAGGAACAGACAGAGGCCAGCGGCTACGAGAGGGAGGACGAGGAGGTACTTCATACGGGCTCTTCTGGGAACCATCCATTCTCGACCATGTAGTCATAGTCGCGGACGGTGGTGGTGGAGGGGACGATATTGCCGAACGGGAACTCGTGGTTGTTCAGGACGTATGAGGCGAGGTTGAATCGCTCCTGCTCGTTGAGTTCCGGGAAGAGAGAGACGAGCTTCTCGATGGTTGCCTGTGGGCTCACCGGGATCACGTAGTCAAGGTCTACTTGGAGGGCGTGCTGGATGCCGTCGGGGTGTGTGATGACACCGAAGACGGTGGCGTCCTTTTGGTATTCCTCTTGGATAG